TGATTCAAGGCATCATCATTGGATCAATTAATCCACCAAAAGAAAAGAAAAAGAGCAGACAAAGAGTTGTTGAGACTGAAGAAGAATGAAACAAAAGTTTGTTGATGCTCATATGAGAGCTGCTGAAAGTTATGCACAACTTTCTTCAGCAGTTCGTCTAAAAGTTGGTTGTGTTATTGTAAAAAATGACACCATTATAGGCATTGGTTATAATGGTATGCCTTCTGGTTGGACAAATGAATGTGAAGATGTAGTATTTGTTGCAGATAGTCCAGAATTAGATTATCAAACGATGGTTGAAGACGGTTTTACTTTTGGTTCTTATAAAGATTTTGCTGGCTGGACAAAAAGAACTACAAAACCAGAGGTTTTACATTCTGAAACGAACGCCATTGCAAAAGTGGCAAAATCTACAAATTCAACAGAAAACGCAGATATGTTTGTTACACACGCTCCTTGTTTAGATTGTGCTAAATTAATTCACCAAGCTGGTATCCGTAGAGTATTTTACCGGCATACATATAGGAGTGAGGATGGTTTAGACTTTCTAAAAAAATGTGAAATTGAAACACAACAAATAGGAGAAAACAATGTCGTTTGAGTTTGACTTTACGGCCGCAAAGCTAGGCCAAATCATACCAAATGCAGCATACGGAGTAGATACTTGGTTCAATGAATTAAATGAAATGTTACCAGTATTTGAGATTACTTCTGTTGGCCGAGTGGCTGCATTTGTCGCACAAACTGCACATGAATCTGGTGGTTATCGTGCATTGACTGAAAATTTAAACTATGCTGGTGAAAAACTAGCTGGTATCTGGCCAAAACATTTTAAAGATGTAGATGTTACACAATACCACCGTCAACCAGAAAAGATTGCTAATCGTGCATATCGCAATCGTATGGGCAATGGTGATGAGTCTTCTGGTGATGGTTGGAAGTTCAGAGGTCGTGGTCTTATTCAATTGACTGGAAAGAACAACTATTCCCAGTTTGCACAATACGCTGATATTACAGCCGATGCGGCCGCAGAATACTTAGAGACACCAAGAGGTGCAGTTCATTCGGCTTGTTGGTTCTGGTATGCAAATGATTTGAACACCTTTGCTGATGCAGGTGACTTTGTTGGTATGACTAAACGAATTAATGGTGGAACGATTGGTCTAGATGATCGTATCAAACATTACAACGAAGCAGTTCACATTTTTGGAGCATAATATGAAACTATTAGTATCAACATTTATTTCTTTGTCATTAGTTGGTGGAGTTTATGCTGCAGGTCCTGCCGCACCAAAGGTTGATTGTTCGCAAAAGAAAAATGCAAGCAAGATTGAGTGTAAAGAGGCACCAAAGTCTGATGTTAAACCTGCGGTGAAAAAACCTGAGAAAGTAGAACGCAAAGCTCCAGCAGCAGTCCAAAAGAAGGCCGCTGAAGAAAACGCCAAGAAGTGATATTAAAGAAAGCTTTATATTATTTTTTATTGACATTGTTTCTTATACCAATATCAATTTTATTCATTACGATTGGTAGTATAACTTACGGTGTGGTGAAAGACACAATCAAAAATGAATCCACAAGAAGTAATTAGATTATTGCAACACATTCTCCCATGGATACCTTCTACAAGTGAGGGTATCCGTGCGGAGATCCAACAAATTATTGACCGTTTAAAAGGAAAATAAATTATGAGTAAAGTGTTTACAGACGTTCAAGTTTTTATGGACGCTGCAGGTCAAACTATCTCTAAAGATAATGCAGAACAAGCAAAACTCTACCACAAATTAATCAACGAAGAATTTCAAGAATTCTGTCAAGCGAGATTGGCCAATGATGATGTGGAAACTGCCGATGCTTGTTTTGATATGATGTGGGTCATTGTTGGTTATATGATATCAAGAGGATGGAATTGCAGTAGAATTTGGGATGAAGGTGCAATCAGCAATCTCAGAAAAATTGATAAACAAACTAAAAAAGTTTTGAAAAGAGAAGACGGTAAAGTATTAAAACCAGAAGGTTGGCAACCACCAGACTTTAGTAAGTTTGTAAAATGATGAATGATGTGGATGTTTGGAACTTTATTGATCCAAACGATTTGTGGATTTATGATAAACTAATTCTTGCACGAAAACAAAATTACTATTGTGGACCTGCCGGGACAGTACCAAATAGACCAGGTGAATACATTGTAAGACCTTGTGTAAATTTTTTAATGATGGGCCATGGTGCCAAAATAGAAAAAGTTCACCAGTATGGTCATAAAATAGATGTACCACCTGGATACTTTTGGTGTGAAAGATTTTACGGTAGACATTTATCATTTGACTTTCATTGTGGTAAACAAGTTCTTGCTGTTGAAGGATTCAGAAACAATCCAAATCAATTAAATAGATTTTCAAAGTGGCAAAAGTGCGAAGAAGAGTTGACACTTCCTGATTTTCTTGTTACAATAACAGAGAAATATGAATGGTTGAATGTTGAATGTATTGGTAATAAAATCATTGAAGTACATTTGAGATACAATGATGATTTTGAGGGGCACTCTGCAAAAACAATCGTGCCAGTTTGGCGAGACAATTTTTACAGAAGTGAATGTGGTGATCGTATCGGTTTTATTTTAGAGGATAAAGAATGAATATTCAAGAACTGGCAAAGAAAATAGCAATTTCACAAAAACTTCCAAAGGCTTACAAATATGATTTGTTCTATCGTGATTATGATGATATGGTAGAATTGGTCGGTCTTGTTGATGATCCAAATTATGATATGAAAGATTTTGTGGGTCGTGAGATGCTGTTTCCAAAAAGATGGCTTACACTAGAGGTTTTTGAATCTAACATGCAAGTGAGAGTATAATGCCCATTAAATTAATTACATTTAAGACTAACCATACATTGATTGGTGAAGTTACAGAAGATAGAGAAATCTTCAAAATAAAAGAACCAGTTCAGGTAGTAAGTGTGCCACCAAGATCTGCATCTGACCAGGGTGGTATTGCTTTCTCACCTTTTCTAGAGTATAGTGAAGAGTTTAAAACTGGCATCACAGTATATAAAAGTGATATTCTAACTATCACAACGCCTGTTGTAGAATTACAAAACCAATACAACACAATTTTCGGATCAGGAATTCAAATCGCATCCTCACTTAAATGAGTAAATATTATACAAGCGTTTCTGTCTACGGTAATAATGTACTTTATCGTGGTGTGAAAGAAGGTCGGAGAGTTAAGATGAAAATACAATACTCTCCGACTTTGTTTTTACCTGTGAATAAAAAAACAGACTGGAAAAATCTAGATGGTGATTATCTAGAAGCCAAAAGATTTGAAACAATTCGTGACGCTCGTGAATTTGTAAAACGTTATGAAGATGTTCAAAACTTTAAAATATTTGGCAATTCTAGTTATGAGTATGCTTTTATTGCTGATAATCAACCAGGTATGATTGATTGGAAACTGGATGACATTTCTATTGCGATCATTGATATTGAGGTTGGTTCTGAAAACGGATTCCCTGATCCATATCTTGCGTCTGAGCCAATTACGGCTATTGCTATTCGTTATCTGAATGGACATATGCGTGTTTATGGTTGTGGCGATTTCAATAATAACAATGACAATGTAACATATATAAAGTGTGTTGATGAATACACACTGTGCAAAACTTTTCTAAATGACTGGCAAGAAAATTGTCCAGATGTTTTGACTGGTTGGAATATTAAGTTCTTTGATATTCCATATATCTACAATCGTTTCAACAAGATTCTTGGTGAAGATCAAACGAAAAAACTTTCTCCATGGGAAGTAATCTATAACCGAGAAAAAGTAATTAAAGGAAAAAAACAAATTGCCTATGATATTTTGGGTGTTGCTTGTCTGGATTATATTGAGCTCTACAAGTGGTATGCACCAGGCGGTAAATCACAAGAGTCATACCGACTTGACAACATCGCAAATGTTGAACTAGGTACAAGCAAACTAGATTATTCCGAGTTTGATAATCTACATCAACTATACAGACTCAATTTTCAAAAGTTTATTGAGTATAATATTAAAGACGTTGAGTTGATCGTTGATTTGGAAAACAAACTAAAACTAATTGAGTTGGCTCTTACTCTTGCATACGATACAAAAACAAACTATGAAGATGTTTTTGCACAAACTCGTATGTGGGATTCTCTAATCTATTCTTATCTTTATCAAAAGAAAATTGTTGTACCACCAAAAATAATCAAACAAAAAACTGAGGCATTTGAAGGTGCATATGTCAAAGAACCTCAAGTTGGTAAACACGATTGGGTTGCATCATTTGACTTAAACAGTCTATACCCACACCTGATGATGCAATACAATCTTTCACCAGAGACTTTGATTGAACCAGAAAACTATACATCAGAAATGCGTGAGGTTCTTTCAAATGGTATGAATGTTGAAAAGTTGTTGGAGAAAAAAGTAGATACAAGTAAATTAAATGGTGTGACAATGACACCAAACGGCCAATTTTTTAGAACAGATATTCAAGGTTTTGTTCCTAAAATGCTTGAAGAGATGTATGAAGACCGTAAAAAGTTTAAGAAGTTGATGATAAAATGTCAACAAGATTATCAAACTGAAAATGATAAGACTAAGAAAAAAGAATTAGAAAATTTAATTGCAAGATATAATAATCTTCAGCTTGCAAAAAAAGTTTCATTGAACTCCGCTTATGGTGCCATGGGTTCACAGTATTTTCGTTTCTATGATTTAAGAGTTGCACTGGCAGTTACTCTTGCTGGTCAATTGTCTATTCGTTGGATTGAAAATAAAATCAATCAGTTTATGAATAAACTTTTAAAGACAACAGCAGATTATGTTATTGCATCCGATACTGATTCAATTTATTTACGGCTTGGTGAGTTGGTCAATAAAATTTATCCTGAGAAGAAAGATAGTAAATCTATTGTTGCTTTTATGGACAAAGTTTGTGAAGAAAAACTCCAACCATTTATAGATGAGAGTTATCAAGAACTTGCAGACTATGTTCACGCATATTCACAAAGGATGCAAATGAAGCGTGAAGCACTTGCCGACAAAGGAATCTGGACTGCAAAGAAAAGATATATTCTCAATGTATATAATAATGAGGGTGTTGTATACAAAGAACCAAAACTAAAAGTGATGGGTCTTGAAATGATTAAGTCTTCAACACCATCAGCTATTCGTGAGAAGATGAAATTGTTGATTGAATTGATGATGACTGGCACCGAATCTGATGTGCAAGATTTCATTGATACTTTTCGGCAAGAGTTTAAAACACTATCACCTGAAGAAATTTCTTTTCCAAGAGGTGTAAATGGCTTGACCGAATATTCAGATTCAGTTACACTATATAAAAAAGGTACACCAATTCATGTAAAAGGTGCCATAATATATAACCACTATTTGAAAGAATTAAATCTAACAAATAAGTATCCGTTCATACAAGAGGGTGAGAAGTTAAAATTTACCTATCTAAAAATGCCAAACCCATTTAAAGATATGGTGATTTCATTTCCCACTAGATTACCAAAAGAGTTTGAATTGCAAAACTATATTGATTATGATACGCAATTTGAAAAGGCCTTTGTTGAACCTGTGCAAGTCATCCTAGATTGTATGAAGTGGAAAGCCAAAAAAACATTTTCTTTAGATAGTTTCTTTTCATGACACAAGTTCTGTTACCATTTTTAACCGCAATAGCTTTGTCGGCTATTGCGGCATTTTATTCTGTAATTGGTCTAGCACAAATATTTCCTGGTTCTTTTTGGCCAATTATTGTGATGGGTACAGTTCTTGAAATTGCAAAATTGGTGACAGTATCTTGGTTGTATAACAATTGGAATGATACAGTTAGAATAATGAAATATTATTTTTTAATTGCAATTATTCTGTTGATGGTTATTACTTCAATGGGTATTTTTGGTTACTTGTCAAGAGCTCACATTGAATCTAATATTGTAGTTGGTGCAAATAGTGTTCAATTAAGAACATTGGGAACGCAAGAAAAAATTGCAAAAGAAAGATTAGATTACCTGTTACAAAGGGCTGGAGATCCATCAACCGCAACAAATAGAATTGATAAACAGATACAAGAAACACAAGCAGAATTAAAAAGAATTTCGCAAGAGAAATTGCCGTTACTTACTGAAGAAAATAAACTAACGGCAGAAATAGGTCCTATTAAGTATATTGCTGAAATGTTATATACAAAAGAAGACCCAGGTTTTATAGATAAAGCTGTAAGAGTTGTTATCTTAGTTATTATTGTGGTGTTTGATCCTCTTGCGGTATTGTTATTGATTGCCGCAAATCAATCTTATATAAAACTAAAAGAATTTGATAAAGAGGAAAAACCTGAAAATAAAAAGCCAACTAAGAAGAAAAAGGTTGCTATTTCAACAGCACCTAGTATAGAATTGTTTACTGATGACAGTGAAGTTATTCCTAAATCAAAGATAACCAAAATGGATGGAGGTAGTTTTTAAAATGAGTCTACTTGATAAATTGAAAAAGAATACGACAATTAAAGAGAGTTCCATTCTTGAAAAGTCTAAATTCTTTAATGAAAAAGATTTAATACAAACAAATGTACCAATGGTAAATGTTGCATTGTCCGGTTCATTAGATGGTGGCCTTACGCCAGGCCTTACGATGTTTGCAGGTCCATCTAAACACTTTAAGACCGCATTTGCTTTGTTAATGGCATCAGCTTATATGAAAAAATATAAAGATGCAGTTTGTTTGTTTTATGATTCTGAGTTTGGTACACCTAAGAAATACTTTGAAACATTTAACATTGATATGGGTCGTGTTCTTCACACACCAATTACTGATGTTGAACAGTTGAAATTTGATATTATGCAACAGTTGCAAGAGTTGGGTAAAGATGATAAAGTAATTATTATTCTAGATTCAATTGGTAATCTGGCTTCTAAGAAAGAAGTTGAAGACGCACTTGATGGCAAGTCTGTTGCTGATATGTCAAGAGCTAAACAGATGAAGTCTCTCTTCAGAATGATTACACCACACCTAACAATCAAAGATATTCCAATGGTTGTTGTAAATCACACTTACAAAGAAATTGGCATGTTCCCGAAAGATATTGTTGGCGGCGGTACAGGTTCTTATTACTCCGCTGATACAATTTGGATTCTTGGCCGTCAGCAAGAAAAAGATGGAACTGAGGTGACTGGCTACAACTTTATTATTAACGTTGAGAAGTCTCGGATGGTTAGAGAGAAGTCTAAGATTCCTGTTGCAGTTTCTTTTGACGGAGGTATTCAAAAGTATTCTGGTCTTCTTGACCTTGCACTTGAATCTGGACATGTATCAAAACCATCTAATGGTTGGTACGCAAAGGTTGACATGAAAACTGGTGAAATTGGCGACAAGGTTCGTTTTGCAGATACACAAACAAAAGAATTTTGGTCTGATATTTTAAATAATAAATCTTTTAAAGAGTATGTGAGAAAGAAATATGAAATTGCTTATGGAAATATTATGGAAGATATTCCCATGGATTCAAAAGAAGAGCCAGCAGAAGCCTGAGTATTCGGTAGATTACAGAGATGAAAATACCTATTTTACTATAAACAGCGGCAAATATAAAAATATTACCGTTGTTTATAGTAATACCCAATTCTTTGAGAATGATGTTCATCCTACTTTGAAGTTCAATTACCGAGTAATATATTCTGATATGTATGACGAAGAGTACTTGCAAAAACAGCAGGAATTTGTTATAATACTAGGTGATATGTTGCAAGACTTTATTTTAGAAAAGGCGAGAGACTTTGAATCAACTAGAAGTAGTCATACTTAAAAATCTAATTTTCAACGAAGAATTTACCAGAAAAGTTATACCCTTCATTAAAGAAGAATACTTTTCTGATAATACCCAGCGAAAGTTTTTTTCTGAAGTGAAAAATTTCATTAACGAATACAAAACTTTACCATCTTATGAATCTCTTCTAATTAATTTTACAGAATCAAAAAAACTCACCGAACCAGAAGTAAAAGGTTGTGTTGACATTCTCCGTGAAATTAATAACGAGAAAGAAGAAAAATCGGAATATAATTGGCTTGTTGACCAGACTGAAAAGTTTTGTCAAGATAAAGCCATTTATAATGCGATTATGAATTCTGTTTCTATTCTTGATCAAACCAACAGAGAACAAAAATCAAAGGGTGAAATACCAAAACTATTGAGTGATGCACTCGCAGTATCATTTGATTCACATATTGGCCACGATTATATAAATGATTTTGATGCACGATATGATTTCTATCACCGTCAAGAAGCCAGAATTCAATTTGATTTAGATTTGTTT